GTTTAGCAGTTTAATTTTGAATGTGGTGCTCATATGTGTCCTTACTTATTTTACAGCCAAATCTTTGCACAGTTCAAACAATTGCATGGCACGTTTGAGTTTAAAGTTTTTGTGGTTGTACATATACTTTCGTTTACGCTCTGCAACATCCAGGGCTTCCATTAGACGCCATTTGGTGTCAAAGTCCGACTTCATCAAAATACGATTCATGTCAACAATGTCCAAACTGTATTCCACCCATTTTTCTGTGGCTTTTATTTTGTCATAGGGCAAGACAGCCTTAGACTTGTTGGCAGTAGAGTATTTTGCAACAAAATTTGCTGCCTTTTGCATACAGGCTCCTGTAGTGAACAAGTGTGTATTATAGCACGTTAGGATTATTAGGTCAAGTTAGCAGAAAGTAGTACTAAAGTAAGATCTGTTTCCCTGCGGAAGGAGATCCAGAATGGGCGGTTGGGGCGGCCGTTGTCTTTGCCAAAATATGCATGCCAGTCATTGTCGGGCATGTAACCTCGACCTTCCAGTTTAGCATTGCATATTTTTTCAAGAGCAACACCTTCCCCCAGCCAACTATCACATCGCACCGCAATCACATGCCCGTGCTGTTTGAATTGGCGAAATCTACGGTCCAGTTTAACTACTTTCATGCCCAAAGTATAACAGGTTGGGAATTATTGGTCAACCTGCCCATAAATATACACTATGCCACGCCTAAGTTTATATCGCCCAAATCGCACAAGAGATTACCAATTTATGGACCGCACCATCAGTGAAATGTATACGGTGGGCGGATTGGATATCTATGTTCACAAATATATGGGCCCACAAACTGGGGGCGAGGACTCTGCCTTGAGCGGCAACTATGATGTTACTCAACCCATTTATGACACACAAAGTCCGCTAAACATTCAAGACTTGCTGTTGCTGGAAAACCGTGACAGAATATATGATCCAGATATCTATGTCATGCGCGGTGTGTATCGTGTGCAGGATGTGGACTTTGACTTAACGCAGTTTGGATTGTTTTTAAACTCAGACACCTTGTTCATCACATTCCACTACAACGATATGATTGACACATTTGGTCGCAAACTCATGAACGGTGATGTGATTGAAGTGCCAAACTTGAAAGATTACAATCCCCTAAACGCTGCCTTGCCACTAGCCCTGCCTAGATACTATGTGATACAAGATGCCAACTTTGCTTCAGAAGGCTTTAGCCAAACTTGGTTGCCGCACTTGTGGCGAGTGAAAGCCACACCACTGACCAATGCACAAGAATACAACAACATATTGGACAAACCGTTTGTGGCTGAATACATTTGGGATCCAGGTGATTTTTATCCTGGTGGCAGCATTGTAAACTACGGTGATGTGTATTACCGAGCCATTAGAAATGTTCCTGCTGGCACAGACATTACAGACACAACATACTGGGCTCCATATACTCCGCCTACAATCTCTGACATGCAGAGTACTAGACCCAAAGATCAACAGATTAATGACGACATTCTTGCGCAGGCCAATGTAGAAGTTCCACTCAGCGGATATGACGTTGAAAAGTTCTATGTTGTGGCCACAACAGAAGATGGACAGCCTGCCAACCCAACCAGTTTGTATACCATGGGTGGCACCACAGTGGATGGCACACAAGGCGGCATGAATGTTACTCCACGAGCAGATGGCTACACAGCGGGCTATCTCACTGGTGATGGCAAAGCACCCAATGGACTGCCTGTCACGCCAGGTGTGAGTTTTCCTCCAAACCCAGTGGCTGGAGACTACTGCTTGCGGTTGGATTACAAACCCAACAGATTGTTCCGCTACAATGGTCGTATGTGGATCAAGATTGAAGAAAAAGTACGTACCAATTTGGACAATGGTCCAATCAATCAAACTCAACGCTCAGGCTTTGTGAACAATACATACACTACCAATACCACTGACTTGGGTGCTATACCACAGCGTCAGAGTTTGAGTCAGGCTCTCAAACCCCGAGCAGACAACGGTGACCAAGGCGGCTTTTTGCCACCTAACCCACCGCCACCTTTTTCAAGATAAACATGCAACAATTTTTTTATGACGCACAAATACGCAGGTTCCTGCTGCAATTTACCAGAATCTTTTCAGGGTTCCAAATTGAGTATGGCAACGAAACTGATGGTGTAAACAAAGCCACCCTGTTGCGTGTGCCTGTGCGGTATGGTGATTCCAGTCGCAATGCACAAACCATCATTCAAGAAAACTCTGCCAGTGCCTTGCCATCAACTCCATTGATGACCTTTTACATCAACAATCTTGAATACGATAGACCAAGAATACAAGATCCTACATTTGTGGATAGATTCAGTGTGCGCCAACGTACCTATGATTCAGCTACTGAAACATACGAAACCACACAAGGCAATGCATTTACAATTGAACGACTGATGCCGGTGCCATACAAGCTGAGTATTACGCTGGACATTTGGACATCAAACACCAATCAAAAACTGCAACTGCTTGAACAAATTTTAACACTATTCAATCCTTCATTAGAACTGCAAAGCACTGACAACTACATTGACTGGTCAAGTTTGAGTGTGATGTATTTGGATCAGTTAAGCTGGAGTTCGAGGACCATTCCACAAGGTGCAGAAAACCCCATTGACATTGCCAGTATCAAATTCTCCATGCCCATATGGATATCATCACCGGCTAAGATCAAGAAACTGGGTGTAGTGGAACGTATCATTGCTGGTATTTTTGATGCACAAGGTGATGCCATTGATGCTATCACCAACAACGACCTGTTGCTGGGCACACGACAAATGTTTACACCTTGGAATTATAAATTGGTTGTGATTGACAATCAAATTCAAGTGTTATACAACCCCACAATTGTGCCCAATGGCGGGTATGAAGATCTAGATCCCACTGCTATTGTGGCAGACTCACCACTGCTGTGGCCTGCTGTGATTTCAGCTTATGGTGTGTTGCGCCCGGGTATCAGTCAAATTAGATTGAATCGTCCACCTATTGCGGCGCCTGACACTGCCAACCCAATTGTTGGTACTATTGTGATCAATCCTGACGACGATAGATTGGTAATTTTTACGCCCGATCCAGACACTGCACCACAAAACACCCTGGCTCCCATCGATGCTATTATCAATCCGCTCTCAAGCGGTCCGGGCACTGGCTTGCCCACACCTGTAACAGGTGTTAGATACCTGTTGACTGAAGATACTGGTAGCTATAACAATGTGGACAACCCTAATGCCTGGGATGGCACAGGTGGGCAGCCATTGGTTGCCTCGGCTAATGACATTATCGAATGGAACGGCACACGCTGGCGTGTGGTGTTTGTGAGTGCCGATGAAACTGCCACTCAGTATGTTACAAACATAACTACTGGTACACAATATGAATGGACTGGCACACAATGGATAAAAAGCTATCAAGGAGTCTACCCACCCGGAGCCTGGAGTTTAGTACTGTAAAGGCTGTAGGCGTTTGGTTTTTATCTCGGAATACAGGCCGTTACCTGTATCTCTTACGCAACGATACAAAACATCCAGAAACGTGGGGATTGCCTGGAGGCAAAGTTGAATCCGGCGAAACATTGTTGGGCGGTATGGAAAGAGAATGTATCGAAGAGCTAGGACATTTTCCAGAATATCACAGACTTGTGCCGTTAGAAAAATTCACATCAGCAGATGGTGTGTTTGAATATCACACTTGGGTTTGTGTGTTAGATTGTGAGTTTGTGCCAGTGCTCAATGACGAACATATTGGGCATGCATGGATTCAAGCTGGTGTATGGCCCAAGCCCATGCATCCTGGATTGTGGAACACTGTGAATATTGATGCTGTTCAGCAAAAACTAGTTTCTGTAGAACGCACAGAGTTAGCCAGTTTATAGTCTACCAACCACAATCTCAATCACACCAGACTCGCCGTCAAAGTTTTCAAGGGCTTTGCCAATCACAGTACCCATACTAGGTGTGGCACATGCCCAAGCAGCGCCATTACCAGCTGATACCATCATGTCTCCTTTGCGCACTGTACCTATTACACTTGTTGGTACTCGACCAGTTAACGCCAATACAGCCACGTGCTTGGCATTTAATCCTGCATTCATCACGTGTGCTGGATTGGTAGACACAACACCAGCCACCCGAACATCGTTAGACTCAGTTGCAAGTGTGACTTCTTGGTTGCCACCAAATGTCATCACAGTACCCGGAGTATAGTCAGCATCGGCTGCATAGCTTTCTGCCAAGTCAGCGTATTGTGCTGATGTGGCTTTGGCAAATACTGTGTTGAAATACACAGTTGAGCTACCAATATTACCAATACCGTTACCGTTACCGTTTACAATGTTGCCGCCAGTAATACTACCAGTGGCTACTGTCAGGCCAGTAAATGTTGGAGTGCTGCCAGTTGTTAGACCTGAAATATCTGCTTGTGCCAGTGTAACTGCACCAGTTCTGCCGGCAACTGACGTTACTTTGGCATCAGTGTATGTGGTGCTGATACTGGTTGCGTTCCAAGTACCTCCAGTTAGTGTGCCAACTGAAGTGATATTAGTTTGTGCAGCAGTTTGCAGTGTGCCTGTTAGGGTGGCACCTGAGTTACCAATTGCGGCTGCGTTAACTGTGGCAGCAGTCACAGTACCAGTAATTGAAACTGTGGCACCGTTGTGTACTGCACTGGCATTACCAATTGTGGCGG